TATAACTATATGCAGTGTTCTAAAATTGAAGGAATTTTAGAAGAATAGTGTATAGATTGAAACATTTATAATGCTTTGGAGATAAATATGTTTAGAAATAATGAAATTCCTTGTTAGTGGGGGAAGTAAAGATTCTCATGGGAATAAGCGAATAAATTGTGGCACTGTTTTTAGAGATAGTAAGACAAAAAGCAAAACATTCCCCCGGTGTTGCTAAAGCAATGGCTGAGCAGTGGGGCAACTTTTAACAAGACGTTGAAACCCAAAAATAACTAAAATGAATGGAGAATACTTATGAGAACGTACACAAAATATTGCAATACCGACATACTTAATTGGGCGAAGTTTATAATTGATAATTCATCTACTGTTCGTGACACAGCAACAAAGTTTAATGTGCCTAAATCTTCTGTACACAGTTGCATTACTACTATTTTAGAAGATTTAGATTCTGGTCTTTTTAGGGAAGTACATCGTATATTAGAAATTAACAGAGAAGAAGCTACTTCACGTGGAGGAATAGCGACTAAAAAGAAGTATGATGATTTGAAGGTACAATAATGGAAGTAAGAGTTGTGGAATCAGATACAAATGGTTTAGAGAGAATCTTAAACTCCATTAGATATGAAAATGTTCTTAATATTCTTTCTGAACATAGCTATGACGGAACTTTGTGGGTAATTGTATAGCAGTGTTTCATGATATGACTGACGAAGAACAAAAATGGATGGTACTTAATGTGTTGAAAAGAAAGTAGTGATTATTCATGGTCTATGAAATTGAACAACAGGCATTATTTTTTAATGATTTGTGGGAGGGAGAATAATAATTATGGCTCTTGGAATATACAAAGATGGCATTTATAGTATATTTACTATTCCTTTAGAGTGGGAAACTAACGATATAGTTGCTAATCATTTTAGAATGTTGGCGGATGCATTAGAAGAAACTCCTATTGATATTGTATCTATAGGATTAGTTACAGAGATAAATAACGAGTACGGTAAACCCTATTTAGAAGTAAGAGGTTTTGAAAGGAAATAGTTATGGGAACGAATTATTATGCAGTAAAGGTTAAGCCTTGTTTAGTTGACCGTGTAATTCATATTGGTAAACATTCTTGGGGATATAGATTTTTATTCCGAGATTGTTTGGAATTTCATACTTATCCGCAGTTTGTTGAGTTTTGTAAAAATCGTGTTGACACTGGCGAGTATGTAATACTGAATGAGTATGAAGAACAAATAACTACTGATGTTCTGTTAGAAATAATAGAGCGTAGTCAATCAGATTTTAATCCAACCGATTTCTCAGAGGGAATAAGAAACATTGATGGTTATAGGTTCCATAGCTCAGATTTTAGTTAAGAGGTTGTTATGAAAAATCTGCAAAAAACAGCGGAAGCTCTTGGACGGTTTGTAAATGTCGAAGCTGAAGTAAATCGTCTTATGGTAGATGAAAATATCCGAATGGAAGTGCTTGTAGACAAAAAATGGGTTGAAGTAAAAGAACTGGAGGGTAATAATGAACAGAATGGAGAAGCTTAAAAAGCGGTTAGAATACGCAGAAGAGTGGGGATTAGACTCTCATGGAGAACAAGCCTTGTTCTACGATGTGCGTTATTTAATTAAAGAAGTAAATTCTCTCGCAAGAAAATTGAATAAAGCTGTTTCTAATATCCCTCACGATTGTAACAAATGTGTAAATTTAGATAATTACGCTTGTCAATTAAAAGAGCCTTGTAGTCATCAAATATTCAGAAATATTCATACAACTGATAAGTGGGAGTGGAATGGAAAATGAAAAGTTATTGGAAACATTTCAAAACAATAACACGGCATAAGTGGTATGTCATGAAAGCTTGTTTTAATTGTGGTTTATACTGGCGAGGATTGTTCATGACCTTAGTAAATACTCTATAATAGAGTTTTTTGAAAGTGCTCGTTACTTTCAAGGTTTATCTTCTCCTATTGACGCTACTAAACGAGAAATAGGCTATTCTATAGCTTGGCAAAACCATAAAGCTAAGAATAAACATCATTGGCAGTATTGGGTATTTTAACGGGAAAGAGCCTTTGCTGTAAGAATACCAACAAAGTATGTTGTTGAGATGTTGTGTGATTGGGTTGGGGCGGGTAAAGCTTATAATAATGGAACATGGGCTGTAAATGTTCTTTATGATTGGCGGGAAGGACATAAAGATGAAATGATTTTACATAAAGATACTTACGAGTTTATCTACTTTTTAATAAATATTTTTTAGTAATAGGAGACTTTAGTTTTATTAAATATATAAATATAAAAGCTATATACGAATCCTGTAAAAACATGGATTGAAAGAAAAGTAATTATTGGGGGGTATACTATGGCGGTGGTAAAATTATTAGATGGTTCTATTGAGTATGTGGAAGATTTTGCGGATTTTTGTTATCTGATTGAAAAACATATGGGAATTGAGTGTGTTAATTACTTAAAATCTGCTTTAGATAATAAACTGCTTGTGGGAGGTAGTAATGGATTATAATCCTAAATTTCAAGAATATTCTTGTCCTTCAGATTATGAAAATGACGGAGTTTTATTCTTAAATCCTATGTTAGCTAAAGAGATTGAAACCGATGAAGAGCAAGATAAGTGTTTTGAAAGCACAGACTATTACATAGAAGAGAAGTTTGACGGCACAAGAGCTTTAATGCACTTTAATGGAGCTACAAAGAGTTGTCGTATCTTTTCCCGTCGTATAAGTAAGAAAACAGATTGGTTTTGTGAGAACACAGATTCTTTACCTCATTTACGAGAGCTTTATACAGACTTGTTGGACGGAACTGTTCTTGATGGAGAGATGTTCATACCAGACAGACCTTTTAGCGATGTTTCGGGTACTTTGAATTGTAAGTATGATGAGGCTATTAGTAGACAAGAAAAGCTTGGGTTTATAGTGTTCCATGTTTTTGATATTCTTTATTATGGCGGTAAAGATGTTCAGAATAAGTCCTTAGAGAAAAGAAAAGAGTATATTTTTAATGTAGTAAACAGTATTGGAAGTTCTTACATATGCCCCGTGCCTTTTTTTGAGTGTGGGAAAGGACGTACAATTCCTGTTAAAAATGACCTTCATCTAAAGGGCGTAGATAAACGATTATACCCTAACCTATTTTCCGATATATTTTCTCAAAAGTTTGCCTGTAAAGAGAAGTTACTATCTCCCCGTGCTTACTATGAATACATTGTTCATAAAGGCGGGGAGGGGGTTATTGTAAAGCCAAAGAGTGGTCTTTACAAGCAAAAGCGTGGATGGGAGTATTCAAAGATAAAGAAATTTTTATCCCGTGAAGTAATTATTATTGGGTATAATCCTCCCGAACGGGAATACACTGGTAAGTTTTCTACTATGGATAAGTGGGATTATTGGGAAACCCCTGAAGGAGATATTGTTGACCTGTCTGGTTTTTCTGCTCCGCAAAGAGAAAGTTTCAAAAAAAGTTGGTACTCAAGTAGTATCGTTCCTGTGACGAGATATTTTTATAACGGTTGGATTGGAACTGTTATTTATGGAGTTATCCTTACTGATGAAGAGCAGAAAAACTTACCATCAAATAAAAAGTTTAATGTTCATAACATGAATATAGAGGGTGTTGCTTATAATGTTGTTGAAGTGGGAGAATGTTCGGGGTTTGATGATTCTATGAGAAAACATATAAGCGACAACAGAGATAGTCTTGTGGGAAAAGTAATTGAAGTAAAAGCCAACGAGATATTCAAAGATACTGGTAAGTTTCGTCACCCTATATTTTTGCGATTTCGTGAAGATAAAAGTCCTGTTGAATGTACTTGGGCTAATCATATTTCATAATGTAACTATATTTTATAAAAGGTTATAGACTTTTTTGAAAAAATATTCTATAATAAAGTTGATACAAAATATCAGCCTTATTTATGTGGTGGTGAAAAAGTGGTTTTAACGAAAAAAGTAAAGAATTATATAGAAGGTTTTAGACATTTGCCCTTTATGGTTTATGTTGAAGCCGGAAGAGTTCCTACAACAGAGTTAGTAAATAGAATATTTTCTTTTAGTGAGATATATTCTGGTATAACAATGTTCCCGTATCAAGAACAGTTTTCAAAAAGGGTTGTTCGGTCTGTCCTTGAGAATGACGGCGAAGAGATAACTGCTCTATTCTCCAGACAAGCTGGCAAGTCGGAATGTATCTCTGTAACAGTTGGCGGGTTAATGATAATTCTTCCCCAACTTGCAAATATGCCTATGTTTGCAGATGACTCTCGTCTTAATATGTTCAAAGATGGGTTTTGGGTTGGGGTATTTGCTCCGTCATTAAGACAGTCTCAAATTACTTATGGTCGTATAAAAAAGAGATTGCAGTGTAAGACAGCTATGGCGGTGTTAAATGATGCAGAATTTAGATTGTCTTTTGATACTTCAAATGGACAGACTTGTGTTTTATCAAATGGTTCTTTTGCTACTTCTATATCCGCTTCTGACAATAGTAATATTGAAGGTGAATCCTTTAAGTTAATAATTTGCGAAGAAGCTCAGGACATAAGTAACTTTAAGATTTTGAAAAGTATTCATCCTATGGGAGCCGCTTATAATGCTACTATTGTTAAGATTGGAACCCCTACTACTTTCAAAGGTAACTTTTATGACGCTATACAAAGAAACAAAGCATTAGACGCTCAAAAGTCCTCTCACATACGAAACCATTTTGAGTATGGTTGGAAAGTTGCAGCTAAATATAATCAAAAATACTTAAAATATGTTGAAAAAGAGAAAAAACGTCTTGGAGAAAATTCAGATGAGTTTAATATGTCTTATAATTTGAAGTGGATTATTGAACGTAGTATGTTCGTAGACATAGAAAAATTTGAAAAAAATAATGGTGAATACAATCTTGACACAGTTGAATATGACAAAAAGAGTAATCATATTGCGGGAATTGACCTTGGGGGTAAAGGAGATGACACTGTTGTAACTATCGTTGAAGTTGATTGGTCGATGCCTGTTATTATGGAATCTCATTTCAACGATGAAACGCAACAAGAAGAGATGTATGTAGCTTATATTACATATCTTGTTGGTTGGTTCAGAATACAAAATGAACCTGATTATGAAGAGCAATATGCTTTAGTAATGGATTACTTATCTCACTTTCGATTATCTCGTGTTATTTGTGACGCAACAAGAGAAGCTGCTTTTGCTCATAGATTACAAGCAAATTTATCTTGTGAAGTTATTCCTTATATACTTACTGTTAAATCTAAGTCGGAAGTATTTAAGTGCCTTGACAGAGAAATCTCTTCTCTTCGTGCTCGTGTTGCTATGGGTGAGTATACAAGAAAAACTGGTTTATATCACGATTTTATGAATCAGCTTGGTGATTTACAAAAAGGGTGGAATGGTGCTCATATGGTTGTTGCTCATCCAGAGGAACGTGGGGCACACGATGATTTTCCGGATAGTTGGGCGTTAGCCGTGTGGGGAAGCACTTTTGAAGGTATTGCTAATGATACGGAAACACATTCTAACAATAGATTTACAGAGAAGTCAAAAGATGAATCGCAAAATTGTCGTTTAAGAAATAGAACTACTGCAAGGAGGAAAAGATAATGATTGGGTTTGAACGGGTGAGAAGCTTTGATAACTTTTTTAATACAAATCTTTTGGGTTTACAGGGGGAACTTGATGCGAAAGATGTAGAAAGACTTCGCCGTATAAGAGAGGCGTGGAACTTTTATGATGGTTATCACTGGGAAGAGCTTCCTGAACAAGATACCCCAGAATTGACAGTAAATTATTGTCGGGTGTTTGTTGATAAGTATGTAGCTTTTGAGCTTGGTAAAGCTTTTTCATTCATTACTTCTAAAAAAATGGACGGAAAGTTTATTACTGATGATGAAAGAACTGTTTTTGATTACTTAGAGGACGTTTGGGAAGACAATGACCAATACTTGTTCGTTACAGAGCTTGGACAGATAAAATCAGTAACGGGAGAAGCGTGGGTTCAAGTACGTTATTATGACCCCTCTGAGTTAGATGACCCTTATGGAGAGTATGAAAATGGAAGAGTAAAGTTGTTGTTACTTCCTACACAGACAGTGTTCCCTGTATTTGACCCACACCAAAGAGGCGTTTTACAAAGTTTAACTGTAATGTATACTTATGAGAAAGTATCTGAACCAAACTTGTTTGGAAGAGTTAGAAAAGAAGAAGTTATTTATAAGCAAGTATGGACAAAAGATAATTGTACTGTAATTGATGGAAAGGACGAACCTGTAACTTTTCCTAATAAGTATGGTGTTATTCCTTTTGTTCAGATTAAGAATATTGTAGAAGCTGGTCGTAATGAAGGTCGTGGAGATTTAGATGATATTATCCCCCTCAACACTGAGTACAATATGAAGGAGTCAGATATTTCTGAGATTATTGATTATCACGCAGCTCCAGTTACTATTGTATATGGTGCAAAAATTGGAAATCTTGAAAAAGGTGCAAATAAAATGTGGGGAGGTATTCCAAAAGACGCAAAGGTTGAGAACCTTGAGTTAAAAAGTGACCTTGGTGCAAGCTCTAACCATACTTTATCCTTAAAACTGGCTATGTGTGAAGTAGGAGGTATTCCTCTTGCTGCTATGGGTGGAGCGCAAGCGATAAGTAATACAAGTGGCGTTGCCTTAGAATACATAAATATGCCTTTAGTTGAAAAGACTCGTGTAAAAAGGCAAGCAACGGAAAATGGTTTAGAACACTTAAATAAGTTAATTCTTTTAGTTTCTATGTTGGAGGGTTTGGTTAAAAAGCCTAAAGATGTGAAGAATCGTGATTTCTTTTGGACGAGTGTTACTGTTCCTGATACGTTACCAAAAGATAAGATTTTGGAACTTCAACAGATTCAAACGGAAATGCAGTTGGGGCTTGAAAGTCGTGAGGGAGCTTTAGAACGTCTTGGCAGAGAAAATATTGCGGACGTTATTGAAAGAATTGATAAAGAAAAAGAAAAGGAGATGTCTTCTTTAAGCAACGAGAACAGTATGAATCCGAATAATAATTCTAATAATGAAGAGGATATGCCTGAATTAAACAGTGGTTTTACGAACGGGCAAACTCCCATTGAGACTGTTCGCAAAGAAGTAACGGGGCAAAATGGTGGAGCAAAACTATAATTTTTTTAATAAAAAGTTATTACCCCCCTTTACATTGTATAAAAAGTGCGATAATATTTAGTTACAAACATTATAGGAGGTTGAATTAAATGTTTAGTAAAAGTGTCCTTAATGCAGAAAAGGTTTTATGGAGTAGTTTTATTGGTCGGTTTTTTTTGAAAGTTTATGCAGAGGGTGCAGATGATTCTGCAACTAACGAATCTCAAGGAGAAGAAAAACCAATTAACTTTGAACAGTTAATTGCTCAAGCAAGGAAAGAAGAAAAAGATAAACTTTATCCTCGCTTGCAAAAAGCTGAAGAAGAAGTTAAGACGTTGACTAAATCTTTGAATGGTGCTTTACTCGAAAAAGGAACACTTCAAGCTCGGATTGATGAGTTGTCTACACAACTTAACTCGAAAGAGGATAGTAAAGAGGCACAAGAGTTAAAAAAACAAGTTAAGAAGCTTGAAGAAGACTTAAAAACAGCTAAAGAGTCCGCTCCTAATGAAGCGTCGCTTAGAGAAGAAATTACTCAAAAGCTTACGCAAGAGTTTGAGGTTAAAAGGTATCTGGATAGTAAAATTGCTGAAAACAAAGAATCTATTTTAGCGGTTTTTATTCCAAACATTACTGGAACCACTGTCGAAGAAGTTGATGAGTCTGTCAATAAAGCCAAAGAATCTACTTTAGCTGTTAAGAAAGACCTCGGACTTGTTGATGACAAGGGTGAAGATGTTACTAATAAGAATGTTTCTACGGGTAAGAAAACTGCTCCTCCAGCGGCAGTTCCTTCAGTAAGTAGCGAGAATGGTTTTGATTTGGACTATGTAAGAAACCTTGACCCAAAAAGTCCCGAATACAAAGAATTTCGTAAGAAGATGGGATTAAATTAAAAATACTTTAGGAGGTAACAAATTTATGAAGAAGATTCACAGTCTTGTTAATAGCCTTTTTATTAGGGCTTATGCAGACAAAACTACGACTGCGGTTGTTAATGGTGGGGATAACGTCAAGTTTACTGACGCTGTTCGTACTGTTTATTCAAAAGAGATTGAATACAAAGCTCTTCCGAATATGCGGTTTTACCAGTTTGCAACCGTAAAAACTGAGTTGGGTGTTGAACCTGGCTTAACTATTTCTATGTTGGTCTATAATAACCTTACCCTCGGTGGGGCTTTAACGGAAATGACTAAGATGGAAACCCAGGCTCTGTCGGGCAGCACTCATCAGCTCACGGTTCAGGAGTATGGTAATGCTATTGCAGCTTCGGAACTGCTTGTTCAATCGTCTTTTGACGATATTATGGCTCAAGCTACGACTTTACTTGGTCGTGACTATGCTCTTGTTCTTGATTGCGCTCTGCGTGATGCAGCTCTTGGTAACACTTCGATTATTTATGCGAGTAAGTCCGATGGTACTAAAGTTACGGCTCGTGCGAGTCTTGACGCTACTTGTAAGCTGAAGGTTTCTACGGTCAAGGACGCTATTGAAATCCTTGCTACTAATAACGCTCCTAAAGCTGTCGGCGGTGGGTACTGGATTTGCTTTATTCATCCTCATCAATCTCGTGATTTGCGTGATGACAGTGCGTGGATAAATGCCTCGAACTATGGTGCTCCCGAACAGTTATTTACGGGTGAAATTGGTCGTATTGATGATACTCGTTTCATCGAAACAACTCTTATGAGCAATGGTGCCGCTTCTGTGGATGACCCTGCTTATAAAGCGGCTCTTAAAGAAGCTGGTTCCGATGACAGTAACGTATATCAAGCGGTTATTTTCGGTGACGCTTACTTTGGCGTAGCGTTCTCCCTTCCTGTTGAAATGCGTGATAACGGCGTTGAAGATTTCGGTCGTAAACGTAGTCTTGCTTGGTATGCTATTTTTGGTGTCGGCAGACTGCATAATGATTACGGCGTTGTTCTTGAGACCACTTAATTTAAGTAAAGGAGTGTAATATGCCTAGTTATGATGCAATAAAAGAGGCGGTATTTCATTCAAAGGAAAATCCGAATCTTTTAGCAAAAATGCTTTTCGAGATAAATGAAGTTAAGTCTATTGGCGGTACTGTTTCGGTAACAGGCACCTTGAAATTTAATCAGTTATTAACCGCTGTTACTACGGGTATTACTGGAAACACGGGTACACTTACTTATCAATGGTATCGGAATAAATCCGCTATAAGCAGTGCTACTTCAAGCACCTATACGACTGTTGCCGCTGATGTCGGACAGACTGTTTCGGTAAAGGTGTCTAGCACTATAGAACAAGGTTCTGTAAAGGGTACGGCGGGAAGTATTGCTAAAGCTGCTGGAGGTTCTGCACCGTCTGTTACGGGGGCTGTGCTTTCTATCACGGGACTCACATCAACGGTTCTTTATGAATACAAACTGGCATCTGGTACTGATTACATTGCGGTAGCTGCTGGTTCTACTTCTATTACAGATATTGTAGCAGGAAGCTACAAAGTTCGTGTTGCAGAAACTGCTACTACGTTAGCCTCGGCTGACGCTACAGTTACGGTAACGGCGGAGTAAATAAAAATTAAACGGAGGTTATAATTATGGCTGAAAAAAAGAATGTGGATAAGTTCGCTGAAAATAGACTCAAATCTACAAATAAAAAAGTTGTGCCAGAAGATACTACATCTGAGATAACTTTGACTCCTGTTGCAGATGTCATAGAAGAGGTTATAGAAGATGACGGCGTGGATTCTGTATCTGCCGAAGAGGTTTCTTTTAAGTCATTCTCATCTTCAAAAAAGCCTCAAGATAATACACGGATTCGTATAAAAGAGAATCATAAGTGTAATATCGGTGGTGTATGGTATAATTTTTTAAGGGGACAGTGTTATTATGTTCCCGACAATGTTCGGCGTATTTTAACGGAGGCAGATTTATTACTTCCTCTGTAATAAACGCTAAAATATTGGAAGGCGGTGCTTGTGATGACGGTTAATGATTTAGTCGCTTACCTTAGACATAATGTAAATATTCAGCAACCGTTAATCACAGACACGGCATATCTCTCAATGACAGATGAGCAAATTCTGTTATATATGCAAGTAGCCTTAAATAGAAATTTCCCAAAGTATTCTATCGAAAGTATTCCAGAGACGCTTGTATATCCTGTAATCTTGTTGTCAAAAAAAGAGCTTTACTATGCTTTAGCTACGATAGACGCTCCTTTGTATGACCTTGGTGCGGATAATAACAACTATCTAAGACGTTCACAAAGATTTAAGCATTATACAGAGCTTATTGCTATTATTGATGCTGAATACGAATCTTGGCTTGAGAATGGTGGTTCAGATGCAAATACCATTACATCTTATAACGTCTTTTTGGGAAATCGGTATGCTACAAAAAGAAATATTCAATTCGGGGCTGTTCCAAAAGTAGAAGTTTATATAGATTCTGTGACAGATAGCACTTGTGAAATTTCGTGGGAAGTAGCAGACTTAAATACTTTTTTCAACTACAATGTTTATATTTCTACTTCCCCTATTCTTGATACCTATTCGATAGGTAATCCAATTTCAGACAGTGCAGATTTAGTTGCACAGATAAAAGACATACATCAAATGCGGTGCAGAATTGAAAATCTTCTTCCCAATACTTTGTACTATATCGTGGTTTCAGCAACAGCATTAAACCTTTTAACTGGTTATGGGGAAAACTTTATAACTACGGAAGAGGTTGTTGAAGATGGGTGAGATAGCACAAGCCTTTTTAGAGGGAATAAAAGAGATTTTTACTATAATGTTTACTAACGAAGTTTATTACTATCTTCTTGACGAAGATGAAACGGACGTAAATGTTTATGGGGAATCAACTAAAAAGGTTTATAAAGAACCAGTAAAGCTCACTTGTAATGTGAAATCTCCTATAAAAGAAGAAGATGATTTGTATATTGAAGATGTTAAGATTGATGCTGTAATCAAAATTCCTGCACTAATAATGATGGAAAGCACCTTATCTTTTCAGACAGCAGAATCGCGTGAAGTCTTGATGAGAGGCAAAATAAGTTATGGAGGTATTGACTATCTTATTGATAGAATAGAGTCTACAACGCTTATAGATGATACTTGGCAGTTTTATGTGTTTTACTGTCATGTAGGTAAGAAATTTTCGGTGGGATAAAGTATGCCTGGTTTTTCGTGTAGTACAGTAGGAAGTCTTGAAAAAATACAAGAAGCGATAAATGCTTTCACTACTCGCCTTGCTCCTGCTTTTGAAGCACAGGTAGAAAAGGACGGGGAGCTTATAGTCAAGACTTTAGTGGGGCATATTGAAAATCAAGACCTTAGTTGGACTCCCTTGTCGGATGTTACTGTTATGTTAAAAGGCGGGGACACGACTATCTACGTTGAAACGGGGTTTCTTAAAAGTAATCTTATTACACGAAAGGTAAAAACTTCTGGCGGTTTCACTTTTTATATTGGAGCACCTAAAGATGTTGTACACGCTCCCTCTGGAGTACCTCTCGATAAGATTATGCTTTGGTTAGAGTATGGTACAGATAAAATTCCTGCAAGACCCCTTTTTCGTCCCACAGAAGAAGAAATAAAACCTATACTAAGAGAACATTGGAGTGCTCTTTTAAAAGAGCTATTATCGCAGTCGGGGTGATTTGATGGCAGTGACAAGCGAATCTGTTTGGTTTGAAGAAGTTAATACATCTTTAGTATCTTATATTAAGAGTATTGTAAAACTTCCTAATTCCAGTGGAGTATTAGTTTCTGTCCCTGTCGAGATAAGAAAGCCTGATAAAGATTTTAGAATTGAACATTATCCCTGTATTTCTGTTTACAATCTTTATAGTCGCAAGGATGATGTAAGATTTTTTTCTGGGAATGTTGTTGTTTCTCAGAATGAAGAAGAAAAAACACTTGTGGTTGAGCGTGGAGCAATTCCTTATAGTCTTACTTATCAGATAGATTTTTGGACAACTTTGCAAACTGATATGGATGAGATGACCCGTTTGTGGTTCGGTGCTCATCCTGACAAAGACTTTAATTTAAGTGTTTTAGATAAATCGGGTAAGTCTCGCAGATGTTATGTTTTGCAGAGAGATAACAATTTAGTAAAATCAGATTATGTGGAAGGTATTAAAAGAATTTTTCAGTCGAGTGCTACTTACGTTTTTTCTGTAGAGTTGGACGAAAAAATTCAAAAAGAAGTACCTATGATTACAGACATTGTTATTACATAAGGAGGAATGTTTATGTTTGTAAGAGAAGTAATGGGGAAATCTCATGTTTTTACTCTTACTGATGGAGCGGATATAAGAATATCCGCAAGGGAAACAGTTGAGGTTTTAGATGAAAGAGTTTCTGGAGAGCTTTATATAGCTCAAAAGATGGGGTTAGTTCTTCTCTTACCTTCAAACGATGTTCCAAAAAAGACTAAAAAGGAGGTACAAAAATAATGGGTGAATATAAAACGCCTGGAGTTTATATTGAAGATGTTTCAACTGTAGCGTTACTTGACAATAATAGTACAACGGTTGGTGCGTTTGTGGGTATTACTCAGAGGGGCGAGATAAACAAGCCTGTTTTAATCACATCTTGGAACGGTTATATTGAGAAGTTTGCCTATGGACTCTCTTCTCCGTTCTTCGCAAATAGTGACCTTGCTTTTGCTGTATATGGGTTTTTCCAGAACGGCGGTAAGAGTTGTTATATCGTTCGTACAGAGCATACTGAGCTTGTTGCATCAGAGGCTATAGCTACTGCGTCCAGTGCTTCATTAACTTGGGCTTCTGGTCACACACCTACCAATGTTCCTGTGATTAAAGCTAAAGAAGAGGGAGTTTGGGGAGATAAGCTTAAACTCTATATAGTTGCAAATTCGGTAAATACGTCTAATTTTGATGTCTATGTCTATTATGACACTACGATTGATACAACGAACTATAGCAAAGGTACTGTTGAGATATTTCGTAATTTATCTAACTCTGCTACTGACGCTTATTACTGGATAGATATTATTAACGGAAGCTCCAACTATATTAAGGCAGTATCTGGCTCGTTTATCTATAACAATGCCTTAGAAGTTCCTTCGGCTGTGGTTACGTTTACGGGCGGTGTTGATGCTTACAGTCAGTTACTTACGGCAGATTGGACAGCTTCGCTTACTACTTTAGACGCATACAAGGACTTTAATATGATTTGTATGCCAGGTCAGACAACTGCGTCTCTTAACGGTGCTCTTAAAGCTTATGCTGAAGGACGCGATGACTGTTTTGCTATTTTTGACCTTCCTCTTACTACTGTGAGTGCTTCGGAAGCAATTACTACAAAAAGGTCTGTGGAAACGTCTGGTCTTGGAACGTCTGATAGAGGCTGTGTAGTGTATCCGTGGGTTAGAGTTTCTAATCCTTTGTCCCCAACAGGTCAGTCTATTGCTATTCCCGCTTGTGGTCATGTAATGGGTGTTTTCTCCCGTATCATAGCTGCACGGGGTGTATGGAAAGCTCCTGCGGGAACTGAAGCAGTTATACGAGGTGTTATTGAGTGCGTTTACAGCAATACTGATGCCGATGTCGGCAACTTAAACACGAACGGCATAATTCCTTTAGTTGTTAAAAACAACGTGGGTATTGTTGTTTGGGGTGCTCGTAGTCTTTCCGATAATAAAGATTACACTTATACCTCTGACTGCTTGCTTGATATTTATATTAAGAAAAGCTTGTCATCTGATACTTCGGTATTTGTGTTTGAGTCCAATGATAGAGACACTTGGGGTAAAATAAAAACCGTGTGTGAATCTTTCCTTGATACTCTGTGGCGTAGTGGCGGTTTGAAAGGCGAAACCGCGAAAGAAGCATATTATGTAAAATGTGATAGTGACATAAACACGCAGGATACCATCAATAGGGGTTTACTCTTCTGTGATATTGGTTATGCTCGGAAAAAGCCTAACGAGTTTATCGTGTTTAGAATCTCACATGAAGTTTCAAGTGTTTAAGGAGGAGATAGCTGTGATTAAAAATATTTTAAGTCTTTTCATTATGAAAGCCTATGCTGCTCGTACTTCCTCTGTAGACCCCCTTCAGAAGTTTAAGTTTCGTCTTACTGTTCCGGGGCTTCCTTCGGGAATTGGCTTTCAAAAAGTCAGTGGTCTTTCCGAAGAAGTTGATGTTTCGGAATATGATGAGGGCGGGTATGAGTATACCCACAAGATGCCCGGTAAAGTTAAAGTGCCTGAAGTTACTGCGGAACGTGGGGCGTATGCCGATGATTCCTTTAGAGCCTTGTTTGAGAGGGTTCTTACTGATAGAAATTATCGTAATACGATAATCCTTGAGGTAATGGCGCGTAACGGTGAGGTTGCTCGTACCTACAAGCTTGCAGAAGCTTGGGTATCTAAGTGGGAAGGCAGTGACTTTGATGCCTCTTCGTCTGATGTCGCTATCGAAAAACTCACTATCCAGTTTGAGCACTTTATCTAAGTTTCCATAAATAAATCGAAATCCCGTAAAATAGTTCTTGCTATTTGCGGGGTTTTGGTTTATAATGTGTTTAACTAAAGATATATTGGAGGTTAATGTATGCCGAACTTAAAGTCAGTAAAGAAAGATTCAGAAGAAATGCGTGAAGAAGCGTTTGAAACAAAAATTTCTCTTGCCGATGGTGATGATGAAGAAGTTTTTGAAATGCTTGCTGGGTACAAAGATGAAGATGGAGTTATTCACAAGGATTTTACTCTGCGTGAGATAACGGGTAAAGACGAAGAAGCAATACAGCATAATGGTGTGAAGAGTAACGGAGCAAAGATTATAAATGTTCTTTTAAGCCGTTGTGTGACACGTATTGGTGCTTATACTCCTAAGTCTTTGGGAAAAGATAAGTGGGAAAAACTTATTAAAAATTTACTCGTAGGAGACCAAGATTACATCTTTTCGCATTTACGCAAATTAAGTGTTGGGGACGAAATTCAGTTAGTTCATGTATGCCCTAATCGTGATTGTAAAGCAAAGCTTGAAACCTTTGTGGATTTAGACGAGTTTGAGATTATACCCTTTGGTGGAAACAGAGAAATTGATTTTGAACTTCCTAAAGGTTACGAAGATAAAAAAGGTGTTATACATAGAACGGGTATTGTTCGTCTTCCTAACGGACTTGACCGTGAGCTTTTAACCCCTGCTGCTAAAGCAAACGAAGCTCGTGCTGAGACAATAATGCTAACCCGTGTTTGTACGTTTGAAGATGGTTTATCTGTAGACGAAGAAATAATGGGGAACTTAGTAAGAAGAGACAGAGATTATTTGCAGAAATTATTAAGAGATAACCTGTTTGGAGTGAATCCTGAGATTGATATTACTTGTGATTCTTGTGGAGAGACCTTCAAAGGTTCTTTGAACGCCTCAAATTTTATTTAAGTGCGTTCTGGGGAGAAGAATATTTAGCAAATTTTTCATTCTCTGAGTTAATTACGGAGATACATTTATTAGCATATGTGTATCACTGGGATAGAAAAAGTTTGTGGGATATGTCCTCTACAGAGCGCAAGCTTTGGGTAAAAATGGTTTTATCCGAGAAGAAAGCAGAAGAAGAAGCAGTAGATGGTAGTGTAGAAAATAATTCCTCTGTTTCTACTTATAGCGAAAGCTCATAAGTAGAAAGGAGAAAGTTAAATGGAACCTTTCGGTTTTGCAATAGTTCTGTCATTCGTTGACCAAGCCTCCACTGGAATGGCGGGGGCTACAAATCGTATTACTCAAATGAGCCAAGCAACAGAACATATGACTGATACAACGCGTAGTTCTAACGTGGAATTATATGCGTTGTATGCCAGTTTGATGAAAGTTGGTTCTATATTAGAAACTGTTGGTAAAAAGATTTTAGGTACTTTTGCAAGTATTACGAAATCCGTTATAAGTACGGGTAATACTTTTAATACATACAGATTGTCCTTAAACGCTTTGTTGGGTTCTGCGGATGCAACATCACAAAAGCTGAAAGAATTACAAGTCTACGCTACTAAAACTCCATTCACTATGGAGAGTACCGTAAATTCTTACATTCGGTTAAAAACTGTTGGCATTGATGCCATGACACAACTTACTGAATCTACGTCTGGACAAACACAGGCTCTTATGGACTATGCCTCTGACTTTGCAGCAATGTTCCGTGATATGCGAAACGTTTATGGTACTGGTATTGATGCCGCTGTAGGTGCGTTTAGAGAGTACATAGCTGAAGGAAACAAAATAACCTTAAAACGAAGTGCGGGTATTGATGTAGAGCAACAGTTGGGGGAGAGCAAAGGTGCTACTCCTGCGGAACGTATGCAACAGTTAGCAGATGTTGTAGGCAAACTTAATATAGTGGGGTATACTAAAGCTTTGTTGGATACCCCTGCTTTAATGATTTCTAACTTAGAAGACGCAATAACTAATTTTAAGGCTGCCGTTTCTGATACTGGAGTGTTTGCGGGTTACACTAAACTTGTGCGGACAGTTCACGATTATGTTGTCTCCTTAGTAGCGAATACGGAAAAGTATGAAGCTTTAATTCAAATAGTGTCTGGAGCGATTTCAGAGGGATTAGAAGCAGCACAGAAGCTCTTAGACAGTGTAATCCCGATTGTCGATAAGATAACAGACTGGGCGGTTGAAAATTCCGAACTGTCTAAAACGCTTGTACGTTTAACATCTGTTATGGGAGTTCTCTTTGTAGTCGCTGGATTACTTTTCAAATCTTTCGGTCAAGTATTCTTATTACTGACTATCACACGAAGAATGAATACTTTTGCTTCTGCCTTACTCTCCGTAAGCAAATCTTCTTCTATTGCTGTAGCACGTTTAATTCCTCTCGCTGCTATTGGGTACTTAATTTATAAAGCATGGTCGCAAAATTGGTTTGGGTTACATGATAAAGTATCTTCTTTCTTTGAAAAGGTACAACTTATTTCAGCCTATTTCAAAAACGGTGGATTTACTAAAAAACAGAATGATTTAGCGGAACAGCTTGGGTTAAAACCTTTAGTAGAGTTTTTAGCTATAGTAAAATATAATTTTAGTAATTTTGTAGCGGGTGTTAAAAAAGGCATAGAAGCTTTAGGTAACAAACTTAGTGCTTTATTTAAGACTACCAGTAAGTTCAAAGATTCTTCCATAATAACTGCTCTTCGTAGCCTTGTAGAACCTGGAAACGGAGATAAGTGGGTTGAGATTGGAACAAAAATCGGAGATATTATCGGTAAAGTATCCTTACTGTACGGTGCGTTTTCTGCTTTTAGACTTATTTCAAAAATATTTGGAAAAGCTCTTGGATTTGGCAGTCTTAAAAGGGATATGCTCCATATAGTTTTAGATTTTGGGCGTTTCAAAAAAAGTATTGATGCTTGTAAAAAATCTTTTTCTGAAGCAAAAAAAGATTTTGCTGTATTTTCTTTTTCGGCTAAACTTATTGCAAAAGCGGCAGTACGCGATTTCCGCGATGCTGGTAAAGCTATTGCTGAAACATTTTCTCCTATTACACGGGTTTTAGGCACTGCCGCTAATTTTATTCAACGTAAGTTTAGTAGAGCAGTTTCCGCTATTAAAGTTGAGTTTAGTATACTTTCTTTACAAATATCCAATTTTAAGAATAATCTTGAAAATTCTTTATTAAAAGCTTTTTCAAAGATTACTACTAAGCTCTCTCCTATAAGAAATGCTTTTCAAAGGACATTCAAGTCTATAGCAAGTGCCGTTTCTGGAACATTCTCAAAGATTGCTACTAAGCTTGAACCTTTTAAAAAGGGTCTTGAAAGTGCCTTTAATAAAGTGTCTGCGGTAGCTTCTAAAGCGGGTAACTTTATCAAAAAGAATACAATATCTGCATTTACTAAAATCGGAGCTTTTGGAGGAAAAGTCGGTCATCGGATAAAAGAGGGTTTTGGAGTAGCGGCTGCTGGTGCTCATCATTTTGTAAAAGCTACTCGCCACGTTATGCACGGTCTTTCGAGCGTAGGTAAAGCATCGGCACACATGGTTAAGTCTGTGGGTAAAGTTGGAGCGAAAATCGGAGCAGGTATTGGTGTAGTATCTGTTGGTTTAATTGCATTAAGTAAAATGTCCTCTGATAGAGTTTCGGAAATATCTAAGGGCATTATAAACGGTATTACAAGTATGGTTAAAAATCTTCCTGGAATTATTAAATCTGTAGTTGCAGAAATACCAAAGATTTTAACTGCATTAACTTCTAATATGGGTTCCTTGAAAGATGCTTTCTCAAACGGTATTAAAACTTTATTAGATGCACTTCCCGATATAATTCCTCAACTTGTGTCCTTAATTACGACTATCGTCAGTTCAGTCGGAACAATATTTAAGGATAATGCTCCCGCAATAATTGAAGGCATTGTAAGTTTGATTTCTGGATTAGCTGGTGCAATACCTCAGATATTACCTCCGTTGGTGCAAGGAATAAAAGCTCTTGTTCCTGAGTTAATAAAAGCGGTTGTAGGGATAGCACCCTCATTACTTCAAGCTGCCGTAGATTTATTTACAGCTTTGGTAGAAGCTATCCCTGTTATAATTCCTGCGCTTCTTGGAGCGGTGAACAGTTTAATAGGTGCTTTAACAGAGTCTTTGCCAACATTGATTCCGTTGTTAATACAGGGTGCTATAGCATTGTTCTTGTGTATTGTGGAAGCGATTCCTCAACTGATTCCCGTCATAATAGATGCAGCCATAGCGTTAGTAATGGCATTAGTAAAATCTTTACCCACGCTGATTCCTGCTTTAGTTATGGGTGCGGTTGAGCTATTCTTGGGAATTATTCAAGCTATTCCAACAATTATTACTTCTCTTATAGATGCGGGACCTGAAATCATTCATGGTTTAATAGATGGCATTGAACAAGCTATAGGTTCTTTGTGGGAATATGTTAAATCTCTCGGTTCCCGAATGATGAGTTCAATAAAATCTGCTTTAGGTTTGGGAGGTTCTGATGAATCTTCTGGAACATCTACAGCGACTGGCTCTACTGTTGGACATCATGCGGGAGGCACTAATAACTTTATTGGTGGTTTAACATATATCAACGAGAAGGGTGGAGAGTTGGTTGACCTTCCTAGAGGTAGCCGTATAATCCCTCATGACCAGAGTATCCGTGAAAGTCTTAAAGATGGTATAACTCTTGGTGCTAAAGCTATGTCAATGTACGCAAATGCTAATAAGAGTAGTGTAGTTTCCGCTCCTTCTCCCTCTAATGATTATAGTGTTACTTTTGAAGCGGGAAGCGTTGTAATCCAACTTAGTGGTACTTCGGACTCTGACCTTGAAGCAGTAGCGGATAGGCTTATGAAGCTTATCGCACGGAAACAGCAATTAAGGGCAATGGCAGAAAGGAAGTAATGTATGTACGGGGCTAAAACAAAAGGCTGGATAAAGAATAATACAACGGGAGTTAAAATGTCTTTTCAATTTAACCCCACTACATTTGAATATGGTAGAGGGGCAACTTATGTTGAATTAACTGCACCCGGACTTCCTTATCCCGTTACTGCGTATATAAGTGGCACTTCGACAAGTTTTTCAATAGAGCTGGTTATATTTGATAAACCTTATAAGGGTTTACACGAGAGTACAGAAAAGTTTCTAAAAGCTTTTCTTCCCCCTGAAGTAAACACAGCAAAATATAAAAAACCTCCAGAAATGACGTTTTGTTATGGCTCTTTTATAAAAACGTGTGTTCTTGAAAACATGACTGTCCGAATTGATTTAATGAACTCTAACTTGAAACCTACTTATTCAACATTTAGTTTACAACTGAAACAGGTGTAATTTATGGCTCTTTATGAAAATTCTCGTTACATTAAAACATCTCTTCGTCAAGACGATAACGAAACAATCGTTCTTGGCGTTAGAAATCGTGTTAGTTTCCCCTCTATGAACGCTGTTTATTATACTTTTATAGACGGAGATACTATAGACAGTCTTGCATACCGTATGTATAATAATGCTCAACTGTGGTGGGTAATAATGGATGCTAATCCTCAATTTATATCTGAGTTAGATATTATGCCAGGAGATGTGTTAATGATTCCTTCTTATGATGAGGTGGTAAAGTTCTATGGGGGATAAAGTTATTTATGTGTCTTGGACGGTTACAATTAACGGTAAAACTCTTAGCACTGATAGAAAAGAGTGTATAGACTCTATAAGTATAGAAGAGAATTGTGACGGTTCAGATACTTGTACTTTAACAGTGAATGACCCAGAATTTGTGTTTGTGGAGGACAATATTTTTATTGAAGATGTTCCTGTAACTATTACTTTGGGGCTGGATAAAGAACCTACACCTTATGTCTTTAGTGGGTACATATCTGCAATAGATATTACTTTTCCCTCAGAAGGTATCCCGCAACTTTCATTGTTTTGTTTAGATAAAACACATTTAATGAACAGAAAAAAGAAAAATCGTTCGTGGGATAATACAACAAAGATGGCAGTTGCCAGAAAAATTGCAACTGAATATGGGCTTAAATTTGTCGGTCAAAAAGGATATGACGGAGAGGTAGAAGAGACCCTTTCACAAAGCGACCAGACCGACATTGAGTTTTTAGAAAGTATGGCTTCAGATGAAAAACCAGATATTTATCAATGTAAAGTAAGCGGAAGTACGCTGTATTATGGTAAAAAAGGTATTTTGGGAAAATCTGTAGCAAACTTGCACTATAAAGAGTACCCTTGGGATATTGTAAGTTTTAGTCCTAAAATAAACAAAGAGACTGTTTCAGAAGAAACTTCGTCTTCAGACGTTTCTACGGGTACAAAGGCTACAGATTCAGCTACTGCTTCTTCCTCAACAGCTACTAATACAAAAAATGGTGAGGCAGTTACGACTTCCTCTAAACCTACAAATACTGAATTGATTACTTATGACCCTGAAAAAGGTAATTGGAGTAATGATAAATCTTCTTCATCGAATAAGTCTAATAAAAATCAAACGGCACAGTAAGAACGGGTGATAGTATGGCAGATAGAAATACAAAGTTAGTATATAATGCCGCAACGGGGAAGTGGGAAGAGCAGACTTCTTCGGCTTCTGATAAGGTAGTAAATGCTGAAGATAAAAACTCTTCTACAAAATCTACTCCCGTAGCTACCTCTGGGAGTTCTTCTAAGGTAAACAGCTCAGCGAAAGCTACAAAAGCTGCGAATGAAGAAACTTATAATACTTTGGAGGGAGACGTTGAGCTTCAAGTAACCCCTACTGCTTTTAAGCTTCATCAAAACAATACAGTAACTTTAAGTGGGTTTGGAAAGTATCTTACGGGAAAGTATTATATAACTAAGATAGTGAGAACTATAGATTCTTCAAATAATTATTCTCAAACAATGACAGTTATAAAAACTGAGTTTGCGGATTCCTTAAAGGATAAAAGTTTATTGCCTAACACCACGAGAGCAACGAATGTAACTCCTACAGCAAAAGCTGATTTTGAAGTGGGAGATAAAGTTAGAATTGTTGGGACAAAAGCGGTGTATACAGATAATAAAAAAGTTCCAGACTATATAAAAGCAAAAACTTTAACTATTGGTTCGATTTCTTCTGACGGAGTAAAAGTAAAATTAAAAGAGATTTCCCTGTGGACATATACAAAGTATATTAAGCACGTTGAGTAAAGGTGGTTGCTGTGGTTAAGAAGTGGTATGGAAAATATAGAGCGTTTGTTGTGGATGTAAATGACCCTGAAAAACGTGGGAGGATTCGTGTTAAGTGTCCTAAAGTTCTTCGAGAAGCAAAAAGTTCTTGGTGTGAACCCTGTATACCTGTTGCTTATGACTATGGCGGTGACTTTTGTATGCCGAGAATAAATGAAGCTATTTGGGTTGAGTTTGAAGATGGAGACGTTAAGTATCCTATATGGTCTGGTGGCTGGTGGGCGAGAGATAAATCCCCTTTGACCGATTATAGTGATGTTACTAAAGTTCGTGTTATTGAGTATAACGGAGTGCGAATAGACTTAAAAGAGAACAGTTTAGTGTTAAGTATGGGTGGAAACATTATATTAGAGATACAACCAGATGAAATAAATTCTTCAGTTGTAATCAATACACCTGATTGATGGGGGCGTTTGTAATGGACATAGTAGGGTATAGAGGTATAAGTTTTCCTTTTCGTGTTGGTATACGAGGCGGTGTGGAAATGTCTACTACGTCTATAACGAATGGACAACATATTGCAGAAAGTATACAGCAAATTTTAATGACTATGAAGTATGAACGTAGTATGGAGAAGGAGATTTATTCAGAGATTGATACAGATATTTTTGAACCTAACGATGAAAGCACTTTAACTTTGTTAAAATTTCAGATTGAAAAGGCGTTGACAGCCTTAGAACCTCGTATTGAAATAAATAGTATAGATATTTATACAGAAGATTCTAATATTTATGCAAACATAAGCTTTAGAATCTCTTTATATAATGAATTATATACAGAAAAGATAAGGGTTGGTGAATATTATGGCTCGTAAAGTTCTTAAAAATATTGATTATGCCACAAAAGATTATGAAGGTTTCCGCTCTATGATGTTGGATATGCTAAAGGAAAAAATGCCTGAGTATACCGATGATTCACAGACGGATGCTGGCATTGTTCTGTTGGAATTACTTGCAACGGGGTTAGATATTTTAAGCTATTATAATGATACCTATGCTAACGAAGCTATTCTTTTAACCGCACAACAGCGGGAGAATATTATGAAGTGGTGTAATGTATTATCCTATGTTCCAAAATATGCAACGTCAGCAAAGTTTAAGCAAGTGTTTGTTCTAAGTGCTGTACGAGATTATGATGTTGCTGTCCCTAAAGGAACATTGATTAAAACTTCTAAGGAAATTGACGCTATTTACTTTGAAACGCTGGATGATTTTATTATTCCTACTGGAAAACTGGGGAATGAAAAAGATGGTGCAGGAAATTATTTATATACTGTTGACGTTGCACAAGGTATTCCTCAACCTAATGAAATTGTGGGTAGCAGTGACGGTACTGCATCGCAAGTTTTTACCCTTAAATATCCACAAACTCTTGTGGATGAGAGTCTGAAAGTCTATGTGAACGAGGGAAATGGCTCTGTTTTATGGGAAAGGGTAGATTCTTTTATTGACAGTAGTGCTAACAGTTTACATTATCGTGTCATTGTAAATAATCGTAATTATGTTTCTATTATTTTTGGTGATGGTATTTTTGGAAGAATCCCTGTGGTACATCAAGAGGGGATTTATGCAACTTACCGTGTTGGTGGGGGAATTGTCGGAAACGTATCTAAGAATACTATAACTATTTTGGATTCTACTATAGCGGAAGTTGATTCTACGTTTAATCCCGATGTAGCTTATGTTCTTGGTGAGGAAGGCGAAAGCATTGAAAGTCTGAAAGTTAATGCACCTAATTCATTTCGTACTAAGTGGGGAGCCTTAACTTATAACGATTTTTCGGATATTCTGCTTAGTGAATTTTATGAAACTGTTTTCGTGAGTGCTTATGAAAATGAAGATAATATTAGAGACATTGATTTATATGTACTTACAGATAATATGACTTCTGAAAGCATTTCTTTCCCTGTTGGGTTTGAAAATAGAATAGACGAGTTTTTTGACATCAATAAAGGTGGTAGAAAAATAGTTGGTGCAGAAGATGTTATACTTTTACCTCCTAATATACTTAGTATATACTTAACCGCTACTTTAACTGTTTATAATGGCTATTCTCGTTCAGTTATTCATGAAGCTATCAGAAACTTTTTAACGGATTATTTTTCTGTAGGTAATTATGATTTTAATACCGACCTTTCTTTTACGGAACTTGCTTCAAAGTGTATGAATGAAGTGGAGGGTATTAAATCTTTATCTTTTTCGGCAAGGTATGGTAAATACACTTTTACAGTCCCAAGCACCCCTTTGTCTGCGGGAGATTATCATACAAACTATGCAGATATAATTATAGACAAGGCTAAGTGTGTGGGGACTGCTACTGTAGAAGTTACACGCGCTAACTATCCAACATTTGGAACTAAAGTTGGATATGTATCCAAAGATTATGTATTTAGTTACAACGGAACCTCGTGGTACTTAAATGGAAATGCAGTTACTCTATCAGAGTATGGGGTAGATATAACGGGTAATCCTTTGGGTGGAGATTCTTTTACAGTTACTTTTAGATTAACAATGTATGCTTTTACATTTACGGATGCTTTACCAGAGGGAACAATTATAGAGTTCCACACAAACAATAAGTTTGCTTTAGTAGTTAATAATGGCGGGGTAATTTCAAGCGTAAAAACAGTGCGTGGTGGAAACACGGGAACTTATTTCTCATTTAGTAACTATGTTTCTCAGAGCTATCAAGATACTGTTATTGTTGCGGAACGCGGGGATGTATTTACAATGGATACTATTACTTTTGTATCGTCTGGGGGAGTTGTGTAATGGACTCTAAAAAGTTTGTTGATTATCTTTACAATAAAAGGTTGCCAAAAATTTATACAAGTACTGATAGTGAAATTGGAACACCCTTATACAGATTTTTGTATTCTTTAATGTATTCTGGCAGCGAAACCATAGTGAACGATGCAAAAGGTTTAGCTACTTTTATAGATTATAAGAAGTGTCCCGATAATGTGTTTCCTTTCGTACTTGAAAGTTTTGGTATTAAGTACGATAGGAACATACCTATTGAGTACCAGAGACGCTTATTGGCAAATGTCGGCGAAGTAGTAAGACAACGGGGTACTTATGCGGGAGTAAAGTTTTTAGCAAAAGCTCTTACGGGTTTTAATATTAAAATGACGTGTGAAGATGATAACTTTGTTGTTTCTTTACTTATTGAAAAAATGGAGCAAATGAAGAATTTAGAGAGTGATATTGATGTTATAAGACAGTATATAACTGCTCATATTCCTTATTACATCTCCTTGACAGTTTCATTTGAAACAAAGACCCAAACAATTAAGTTAGATGACTTTAAATATGGTTTTATTAAACAATACACTATTTATAATTTATTAAGAGGTATTGACTAAGCACTTTAAGTGTGATATACTTTTCGTAAAGGTGGATGAATTTATGGCTACATGGTCTTCTGGTAATATTGTACTTACCGATAAGGGCAGAGAGATACTTTCAAAAGTTCAGTTTGGTATTGGTTCAATAACGGTCAGTAAAGTTGTTACGAGTAAAGAGCGTACCGATTCTTCTTTAACAGCACTCACTGCGGTTACGAGCGAAGCACAGACAATGACTATACTTAGTAAGAGTACAGATACAGATGGCAGTATTATTAACGTACAAGTTGATAATACGGGTTTAGCAACGGACTATTATATACATCAAATTGGCGTATATGTTACTCATCCAGACTATACGGGTAATCAGTTATATATGATTGCTCAGTGTGATACGGAATCTCCTGACTTTATGCCATTACCTTCCGAAACACCAGTGGCGTTTAACTATAGTTTCTATGTATACCATGCTTCGGTAGCAAGTATTACTGTAACTACAAGCACTTCTGGAACCTTACCCCTCATATCGTCTTTAACAAGTGGGAGTGTGTTTGCAGACGGTGATTCACTTGCTATGTATGATGCGAGTGCAACTTCTCATGTAAAAGTGCTTTTAAGCGGTCTTAGAGACTTTTTTAAGACAACTTTTGATACTGCGTATGCGGCTCTATCTCATGTTCACGGAGCTATCACAAATGGTGGGGCTATTGGTTCTGCTTCTGGAAAAGTAATTACCACGGGAACGAGTGGAGTTCTTCAGGCGGAAACAGAAAATACAGCTTTTAATAAAGCTTTTGAAGCTACTGCTACAAATATAAAAATAAATGGCACACAATCAGTGGGGGCTTTATCTACAGTTGCTCGTGCTGACCATGTTCACCCTACAGACACAAGTCGTGCAGCAGCTTCTACAACGTCTTCACACATTTCTAATATCTCTAATCCACACAGTGTTACCTATATTCAAACGGGTGCTAAGGATTATGTGGATGATAGTAGCATACCTTATCTTATTGTTGCGGGATTGTACGGGGGTACTAATCTTGTTACAAAGTTTGCCTCGGAGATTTCTGGGTATGCAAATGAGTGGGCGTGGATAAAAGCACGGGTTCAAAGTGGTAATTTTAGTGGAATACATATAAATGATTATATACCTTTAACGGCAAATGGCACTGTATATAATATGCGTATTATGTGTACAGCCATAGGAAATTATATAGATTTTATAAGTCAACAGGCATGGGGTGATACCACATTGTTTAATCCCGCAAATAACAATAATGGTAATAATACCTCAGAGAGTCATCAGTATCCTTGGTTAGTGTCGAACTTGTATAATTACTGTAATAGTCTATCTTCTGGCAATGTTATCCCTAATAGCTATGTTAATAATACTACTTACACTTCTGTAAACCATACTGGTGGGGGTGTTTACTATCATCTACCTTCCGCAGTAAAGGGCGTTATTTCTGCTCGTTATGCTCTTCTTCCCCACCGATATGCAAGCGGCACATTGGTTACTTCTAATAGGGATTATACTGATGGATTTGCTGAATCATGGGGGAATGTTTGGATTCCATCTTACATTGAAGTATATGGACAAATGTATACACCTTTTAATAGTCGTGTTCAGTACCCTATATTTAAGTATGACTTGTTAAAGTTAAACAGTTGGATAAACGAACCTGTGAATGGAACAACTTCTTCTTTCTTTTATTGTTCTGGCGGAGGGGGCATGGCTTTGTCTACACCCGCATCGGATTTGAAACCCTTTAATTTTTGTTTCAGAATAAAAAGTTCTTCTTAGTGGGGAGGTATTAAAATGACTGAGTGGATTCCTTCTATTTTTCCTTATTTCATTACAGGAGTTTTCTCCACTATTGTAGCGATTATCGAAGTAAGAAGCGCAAAGGATAGAAAGCGTAGTGAAAAAGCTGCGGAAACTCGTGCCTTAGAAATGGAATTAAGTATGGAGATGCAAGATGCAACTCTGTATTTAAGTATTGTTACTTCTAAAGCGGTTGAAACGGGAAAACATAACGGTGAGTTAGAAGAAGCACGAAAGAAAGCGGAAGTTGTGAAGCATAAGTACGAATCTTTTCTTATGCAGAACATGGCTAAGTATGTTGCGAGGGCGTAATATGAAAAAGAAGAAAAAGAAAAGAGAATTTAGCAAAATAGCGGTTGTTGTGTCTTGGTTAATTACAAGTATGTGGATTACATATTCTTATCTTTTATCTACTGCGGCTTTGTGGTTACAAGTAACAGATTTTGACCCCAACTCAAGCGTTACGGGACTTCTTGTTACAGAGTCTTTTGCAGTAACAATTAGTTATTTTGTTTATCAAGCTTCTTTGAAAACAAGTCGTAATAAACACGGTATAGATTCAGACGGTGTACCTTTTATTATTAAGCAAAAGCTTGGTGAGAAAGTTTTCAATGAAAATTACGGCGGTCTTAATGAAAGTTCTTCAATCAATGAAAGTGAGATTGGAGAAGTTTCACAAGATATGACATTAGAAGATTCAGTTACGGAAGATTCAATGTCGGAAAAATAATGTATTTTGAAAGGAGTATAAAACTAATGGGTAGCGAGATTTTATCCAAAGTTACAAGCAGAAAGTTTCTTGTTGCGCTTGTGGGCGTTATTTCCGGTATTGCTCTTTTATTTACGAAGAACTATACGGAAGGGACGGTTACTCTTGTAACCTCTATTGTGGGCTACATTTTAGCTGAAGGTTATGTCGATGCTAAAGCAGTTAAGAATGTAGCAGAAGCGGTTGATTTGATTGTGAAAGAAGTAGTTAAAGAAACAGAGAACAAAAATGCTGAAGATGTAAAAGAGATTGAGTAAGGAGGTTTATTTATGAGAATTTTTACAGCATTATTAACAAAAAACAGAAGTTACCTAAAAGGTACAAAAATAACCCCTGTAGGCATTGTTGTACATTCAACGGGAGCAAACAACCCTACTTTGAAAAGATATGTGGATTGTCCTGAAGAGTGTGGAGTTAATACTTATGGAAACCATTTGAACAGAACTGCTGCTGAAATATCTATGCACGGTTTTATTGGTTATGACAAGGATGGTAAAGTAGCAGTAGCTCATACTCTTCCTTATGATATTGCGTGTTGGGGATGCGGTTCTGGCTCCAAAGGGAGTTATAATTATAATCCTACGGCACATATTCAATTTGAGATGTGTGAAGATAACTTAAATAATAAGACTTATTTTAATAATGTTTATAAGTCAGCAGTTGAATATTGTGTGTTTTTATGCAAGAAGTTTAATTTTGACCCCCTTAAAAAAGGTGTTATTGTAAGTCATCAAGAAGCTTCTAAGCTTGGTTATGCAAGTAATCATAATGACCCCTCCGTGTGGTTCAAGAATTTTGGAACGTCTATGAATAATTTCAGAAAAGACGTAAAAGCGGGTATGATTGCTAAAGTCGGAATAGACGTGTCGAATTATCCCATTCTTAGTAGTGGTGATAAAGATAAATCTAAAGGTGGAAACTGTGGTTCCTACGTTAGCAAAGTGCAGCAACTTCTTCGTGACCTTGGTTACAGAGGCTCTAATTTGAAAAAAATTGAAGTGGATGGTGTATTCGGAAAGAATACTGTTCACGCAGTGAAAGCATTTCAGAAATCTCAGAAAATCGGTCAAGACGGTATTGTGGGTACCATAACTTGGGGAAGGCTTATAAACGGGTGAAATATTGTATGAAATGTGGTGCCTGTGGTAAGAAGAAAAGAAAACCTAAATAGAATTATTAAGGCGGGATTATCCCGCCTTTTTATTTTTTGACAAATAAATATTTTTGTGTTATAATGCCGATAGTTATTTCTGTTTAGAACGGAGTTGAGTTGTTTGCAGTTATTGGGAAGGGGTAAAAAATCTCTTGAATGTGTTATTGATAGTAGTATTACTTTATCGGGATTGACTCTTGATGATATGAACAAGGTAATGGAAAGCACTACTTTTCCAAATCCTGTTTATGCCAATGTGCAGAAGTTTTCTAAATATGCTTATACAAATGTACCCCCTTATTTGAGATACTATAAAGTTGTTGAAGATAGTATTGTGGTACCTATGGGGTATGACCTCACTAAGCTGAAGGAAAACTACAGTGTATCAATAACCGATAATCGTATTGCTCCCAAAGCTCTTGACTTTGGTGCTGTTAATTTTTCCTTGAAACTGCGGGAAAGTCAACAAGAAGCAGTTCAGAATTTCTTTGAAATGAATAAACTTCCTTTTATTCACGGAAGTATTCAAATGCCTACTGGAAAGGGCAAATCTATTCTTGCACTTTATATAGCTTATAAACTTGGTTTATCTACCTTAATCATTGTGCATAAAAATGATTTAGTTAAAGGCTGGAATGACGATATTAAATTAGCTTTTGGGAATAATGTTACAACGGGGCTTATAAAAGCTAAGAAAAATGTTACGGGGAACTTTATTACTATTGCGACAATACAAACTTTGAATAGACTGTCTTGTGAAGAATTGGAGAAAATTTATAATACTTTTGGTTTAGTTATTACTGATGAAATGCACCACATAGCAGCTTCTTCTTTTAATTTAATTTCAAATTTTAGAGCAAGATACCGCTTGGGTTTGTCTGCAACGCCAGAAAGAAATGATGGTTTAACTCATGTAATGAGCCTTTATATGGGCGGGTTTTGTTATAATTACAAACATACTGAATCGGAAGAAGACATTACAAAGGTAGAAGTAACGATTAGAAAGTCTTCTTTATATTATGTTCC